TGTCCCGCCTCGCGTCTCCGTCCGTGCTCGGCACGTCCTGCCGCAGGCGCTGCTGCTGTTCGGACTTCCCGGAGGCGACCTATCAGGTGGCGTTCCATGCCAACATCGCCGTGCCCGGCACTCCGACCGCAGGAACAGTCGAGGAAATCAGCCTCGCAATCGCTATCGACGGTGAGGTTGACCCGTCCAGCATCATGCGGTTCACGCCTGCCGCTGTTGACGAATACGGCAACGTAGGAGCGGATGTGATCGTCTCCGTGCCGTGCATCTGCCGCTGCGCCTCCGTGTCCGTGCGGAACATCAGCACGCAGGCGGTCAACGTCCAGAACGCGAATATCGTGTTCGACTTTGCCGGAATCAGGCGTTAAGAGAAGGGAGGAATAGTTTCACATGGAACATCTTGAAGGAATTCTGAACCTTGTTGACAATGAGCTTGAGGCCATCGTCAAGAACGGCAAGTTCCGTTCCCGTGAGGAAATCGACAGCGTTTACAAGCTCGTTGACATCAAGAAAGACGTTTTCTGCATCTGGGATATGGAAAGCGGATCTCCTGATGACGGCGGCGCGTCTTATGGCTACGGGATGCATCCCTACGGCATGAGCTACGGTGACGGCGATCGCTACTCTTACGCGAGAGGGCGCATGAACGCTCGCCGTGACAGCATGGGGCGCTACGCTTCACGCGGCGGCAACAGCTACCGCAGTTACGGAAGCGGCGACAAGCAAGAGTACATTTCCAGCCTCCGCGAAATGGCGGCGAATGCCCCTGACGAGCAGACGCGCATGAGCATCAACCGCATGATCGAGGATATGGAGCGCCAGTAATTACAGGGCGCATTTTAGTTAGCATTTTAGTTAGCATTTTGTTCTCAGAAATGTGCGGGGGATGTCATTATTGTGAGATTATTCGCATTATTTTGAGAACCAGAAAATGCCCTGAAATGCCTGTAATTACAAGGAAACCCGCGAGATTCAAGCGATCTCGCGGGTTTCTTTCTCTGGAGCAGCTGATGGGAGTCGAACCCGACAAAAATGTCTCAAACTGCCTTTAATTTCAAGGGAGACGTGGATTGGTTAGCATTTTGGTTAGCATTTTCTTTGAAAAACTCTGAGATTTTGTTCTCCGCTGCTTTCTCGCTGGACTCGGAAACGCGGATGTAAATCTTGTGCATTGTGTGATAATCCGCCCAGCCGCCCAGCTGCATGAGCTGACGTTCGGAGATTCCCAAATGATAGCCGAGAGACGCGAAAGAGTGCCGCAGTCCGTGATTGGTCACGACGGTCACGCCCGCGCGTTCACAGGCACGTTTCACGCCCGCGTTCATGGCGTCGCCTGAGATCGTCACGACACGCCCCGCCTTATCCTCTACCGCTTTCAGAGCATCAATGAGCTGCGGGATCATGATCGGGATCGTCCGCGTTGACGTGCGATTCTTGTTTGTCGCCTTCTTGACATACTTCCCGTCACTGTCTTTGACGACCGCGCCGCGAATGTGAATGAGCTTACGTTTCAGGTCAATGTCTTTCCAGTCGAGCGCGAGGGCTTCTGACCGGCGCAGGCCGTGCAATTCCAACAGGGCGGGGATTTCAACTTTTGTTCCCGCTACCGCCTTGCAGAACGGCTTAATTTCCTCCGGCTGCAGGAACGGGATTTCCTTCACGGGAACTTTCGGGAGCTTGACGCTCGGCACGACGAGCCCCGCGTCTCTCAGGGATGACGCGACAAGTCCCCATGCGTTCTGCACGGTCTTCTCGCTGACCTCTCCGATTTCATCATTGACCATCTGCTGAAAGTCTATCTTCGCGGCGATCCGGTCATGGTACGCTTTGAACCGTCTCGCAATCGTCTTTTCATAGCCGCGCACGGTTGACGGGGACAGCGCCTTTTTGTAACGCTTGATATAGGCGTCAACGCATTGCTTTAGCGTCATGACCGCAGCAGATGGCGGCGCTTTAGGCGCTGGCTGTCTCCCGGCCAGATACTCCGCCTTGATAATCGCGGCCTGAGCCTTGCATTCCTTCGCACTTCTTGCTGACACGGTGATGCTCTCACCGCCGAGACGGAGCTGGCAAAACCACGTTCCGTTTTTCAGTTTGCGCGGCTCTGGAACTTTCATAGTCAAATATCCTCTATTTCATCAATCGGTTTACCGTTGAAAAAGTCATCGTTCTCAATGTGATCGAGCTCATGGCGCAGCGCCTTTCGCTGTTGGAACCAGCTTGCGCGCGCGTTTAGGTAGATGTTGTAAAAACCGCTCTCGTCCAACAAGACCATCCCATTAACACCACCGACATTACGCGGAAAGTCCACAATACGGACAATGCAGTTCTCAGGCATCAATCAGTCCCCCTTAACGTCTTTGCAAAATCAGCCATCTTCTCTATCTGCTCTTTGGTCATACCTCTCGACGCTTCAAGCAGCGCCCGCGTCTCAGGGCGCGTTCTCAGGTCTTCCAGGTATTCCGCAAGCTCTCCGGTTTCGGAGGGCTTTTCTTTTTGCTCGCTGATAATTGAATTGATAGAAATGCCGAAGTATTCGGATAGCTTCTTTAGATTGCCAGCAGACAGTTGCTTTGTGCTCCCAGATTTCAGGCCGGCAACAGAGCTTTGCGGAACTCCGCTCTCACGGCACATCCTATTGATTGAAATGCCCCTCTCAGCGCAGAGGCTTTCAAGCGTTTTGTACAGTTCGTCCATAAAATTGCGCACTCCAATCTGTCTGAATTCACAATTATCTGAATTCCGATAATTTTCTATTGACAAATTATTGGAGTTCCGTTAATATGGGCACATGGAGATGCGGAATTCCGATAACCTGTCTTGTGTAGCAACTTGATTATATCGGAATTCCAAACTCCTGTCAATCGCAAGATGTAGTGCAGGAGGTGATAATGTGGCACAAACTGATTACGCGAAACTCGTAAAACACAGACTGATCGACATGGAGAAGACGCAAACATGGTTGTGTGAGGAGGTCGCCCGGCGGACAGGCACGCCATTCAATGACGCTTATCTGTCAAAGATACTCAGGGGCTTTAGAGGTGCCTACCTCATGCGAGGCTTCGACGCGATCAACGATATTCTCGGCATCGACGAACAGGCGGTGAGTGAACATGCCGTATCTGCGGAAAGCGGCGACTGACCCGATGACACGGCTCCTGCGGAGCTACGGGCTTAACGGAACGTCGCTCGCAGGATTGCTCGAGACATGCCCGAACACCGGAACGAAGCGGCTTCTTGACCCGAACAGTCTGACGCTCGGAGAGCTCAGGAAACTGAGTTCAAAAGGACACATCCCGATCGACGAGATCAGACGCGCGGTCTGACCGCAACATGACAGCAAAAGGAGTGGCAACATGGACACAGCATTGATCGACCAGATGACCCCGTTCGCACGGTTCATCTACTACTTCGGGGCGATTTCGTTCGCAAGCCTTTTCAGCATTGCGTTCAGCGTCCTGCTCTATAAGATTAACCCGCCTCCGGGAGACGGCGGATGGGCGAATGAGGACGGTGGCGACGAATGAGTTTTGTTGTATGGAAGAGCGGTTTTGAATACGACGCAGACCCGCAAAAGGTCTATGAGGAAATCGCCGCTATCGGCGAAGCCCCCACACCGCAGCAGATCGTAGACCGCGCGGCTGATGAGAACTCGGCGATGCACAAGTGCTTCACCTGGGACGACACCAAAGCCGCGAACAACTGGCGCAAGCAAGAAGCCCGGACAATGATTTCCCGTCTGGTTATCCAGCGGAGAGCCGATGATGATAGTGTCCCAGAAGTCCACGTGTTCCAGCACGTTGAGGGCTATTCGGGGTACAGACAGACGGTTCAGATCTTCCATCGCACGGATGAACGCCTCGCATTGCTGAGGCAAATCTACCGGGAGCTTGAATCCTTGAAACGCAAGTACGAGCTTCTGAGCGACCTCCCGGAAATGATGAAACTTCTGGACGCCATCAAGGGGATGGCGGCATGAAAAACAGCGCGGTGAGCGGCGGCGGTGGCTTGAATGGGCGCCGAATAATACAGCGCACGACATAACAGTGCAATACAAGACACCACATCTCAAGACAGCACATTTCAAGCCCCCGCCTGCGCTCACCGCGCAATCTTCAAAAAAGAACAGATCAGGAAAGAAAAAAACAGAACTTGTCAGGACAAGACATCACACGACCTTTCGCCGCGCCTCCGGAGGGTGCGAACCTCCAGATACGAGACAACAATCTACAGCAGAATACAGAACAATACAGATCAACACATAACATCGCATCTTCCGGCGGCGCGGCGACCATTTCAATGGCCCGCGTTAGGCACACAACACGACACGACAATACGCGACATTACATGACACAACAGTACAAGACAGCAGAAAAGGAGAACAACCATGAAAAAAGACAGCAACACCATTGAGCTCAGACCACTCGTAATCAAGCACGCGCGCATTTACATCGAGGGCGACGGCGATCTCTGCCTCAACAAGATGAACGCCCGCAGCACGCGCATCCTTCTCAGCGACGACCGCAAGGCCATCCAGCCGCCCCCGAACAAGTGGGAGGACATCATCACTGCGATCCACTGGCGCGACCCGCTGCCGGAGGATACCTACAACATCTGCGACGAGGCGCTTCTCGCAAAGCTGTCAAAAGAGAACGCGCCGTGCATTTCCGCTTTCGGCCTCAGAAAGAGTTTCGGGCAGGCTGTTGTTCGGAACGAGATCGACAAGTACGCTACGAAGTTCGACAACGCGGTGAACATCACAGCGCCGCGAAACCTCGTGCCGATCACGTTCGACAAGTGGACGATCGATGAAAAGCTCATGAGCCCGAAGCGCGGTGCTCCTGTTACGGTTCGGCTGAACATCTTCTCCGGCTGGAAGGCTGAGTTCCAGATCGACTACACCGAGCACGTTTACAGCCTTGAGCAGATTCTGAACATCATCAACTACGCAGGATTCGGACTTGGCATCGGCTCCGGGCGCACGTCCGGGTACGGACGCTATCACATCATCAAGGTGTCATAAGGAGGGATATATGGGAAAGATCACAAAGATCCCGACGCTGAACATGAGCCGGGAGGACTGGCTCAAAGAGCGCCGTCACAGCATCGGCGGCTCGGACGCTGCGGCGGTCATGGGTCTGTCCAAATGGGCTACGCCATACACCGTGTACCTTGACAAGCTCGGCGTTCTGGAAGCCAAAGAGGAAACCGAGGCCATGCGGCAGGGGCGAGACCTGGAAGCCTACGTCGCAAAGCGGTTCGAAGAGGCCACGGGAAAGCGCGTGAGACGCGAGAACGCGATCCTGCGCAATGATGACTATCCCTTCGCCCACGCGGATGTAGACCGCCTTGTCGTGGGCGAGAGAGCCGGTCTTGAATGCAAGACCACAAGCACGCTGGACGTGCGGAAGTTCCGCGACGTGGAGTTTCCTGAGCAGTATTACGCACAGTGCGTCCACTACCTCGCTGTGACCGGTCTTGACCGCTGGTACTTGGCGGTTCTGGTGCTTGGACGCGAGTTCCACGTCTACACGCTTGAGCGCGACGAAGACGAGATCAAGGCGCTTATGGACACGGAGCGCGACTTCTGGAAGCACGTTGAGTCCGAGACCCCGCCTCCGGTCGATGGCTTTGAGCCGACCACTGAGGCGCTGAAAACGGTCTATGCGGATGACAACGGCGAAGAGATCGACTTCTTCGATCAGTACACCGACCTTTTGGATGAACGCGAGGTTCTGCTTGCGCAGCAGAAGGAGATCGGAGAGCGGATCGCTGAGGTTGAAAACCAGATCAAGCTCGAAATGGGCGAGACGGCGAAGGCTGTGTGCGGGCCTTACAGGATCACCTGGAAGGCGCAGACGCGCTCCACGTTTCAGTACAAGGACCTCGCGAAAGACCATCCGGAAATCGACCTGACGCGCTACTTCAAAGAGAGCTCGTCACGGCCTTTCAAGATCACGAAACAGAAACCTAAGAAGGAGGATGCTTAATCAATGGCAAACACGTTACAGAAAGCCGCAAGCGCGGTCGCCGAAAAGAAGACCGGCGCAAAGACCATGAAGGACTATGTGCAGCAGATGGAGGGGGAGATCGCAAAGGCGCTGCCGTCTGTTATCACAAAAGAGCGCTTCACGCGTATGACTCTTTCCGCAATCAGCACCAATCAAAAGCTTGGTCAGTGCACACCGAAGAGCTTTCTCGGCGCGATGATGCAGGCGGCACAGCTCGGCTTGGAGCCAAACACTCCGCTCGGTCAGGCGTATCTGATTCCCCGCAGGAATCACGGAATTCTCGAAACGTCTTTTGAAATCGGATACAAGGGAATGATCGACCTTGCGTACCGCTCCGGTGAAGTCTCTGTCATCATGGCGCAGGTGGTTTACGAGAACGACGAGTTTGAGTATTCCTTCGGCCTTGAACCGAAGCTTGAACACAAGCCCGCAAAGGGCGATCGCGGCAATCCGGTGTTCGTCTATGCCATGTACCGCACAAAGGATGGAGGCTATGGTTACGACGTTATGAGTATGGAAGATGTACGCAAGCACGCGCAGAGGTACAGCAAGGCTTACAACGACGGCCCGTGGCAGACCAACTTCGAGGAAATGGCGAAGAAGACCGTGCTCAAGAAGGTGCTCAAATACGCCCCGCTGAAATCCGACTTCGCCCGCGCCATCGCTCAGGACGAGACGATCAAGACGGAGCTCTCGCCGGATATGTACGAGGTCGCAGACGTGACCGTCTACGAGGACGGAACCGTCGAATACGCTGAGGACGCGCCCGCTGCCGATCCTGAGCCTGTAACCGCCACTGAAACCAATGCATGATGGGGCGCAAGCCCCATCAGAGCGAACGGAGGTGAAACATGTGGACGAAAAGGATTTAGAGATTTTGAAACGCTTTGTTCGCGGCGAAATTGAGGAGCCTGAATTTGGCATTGAGCTTTCGCCGTGCCCATTCTGCGGAGGTGTTGCAAGATTGACGGGTTATATTGACGAGCTCGCGGCAGGCACACCGTTTGTTCACGCAGAATGTGGTTCGTGTGGGACATGCGGCCCATCCATTGAAACTGGCGAAAGCGGGCAATCTCTATACTTGGCAAAGCTCGCTTGGAACACGAGGGTTTGAGCATGGCAAAAGAATATTTTTGTGCATATTACAGCTACCTCGACTCAATGGAAGATCTTTCCGACGCAGAGTGCGGAAGGGTTTTCAGGGCCTTAATGTCTTATGCGAGAGACGGCTATGTTCCGATGGAACTCAATGCCGGAGAAACAGTTGCGTTCCGTTTCATCAAGTCTCAAATCGACCGAGACAACGAAAAATACACGAAAAAGTGCGAGAAGAACAGAGAGAATAAAGTGAACTCTTTGAAAAGGAACGGCAACGAACGTAAACAAACGATAACGAACGTTGACGAACGTAACCAAAGAAAAGGAAAAGGAAAAGGAAAAGAGAAAGAGAAAGGAGAAGAAGAGATTATAGATGCTAACGCATCTATTTGCGCGGAGCCGGAAAATCCGCCTGCCGCGCTGTTCGTCGAGCCGCCTGTGATTTCGCTGCCGCTCAATGATGGCTCTGAGCGGGAAGTGACGGAAAGCGAGGTTCGCGAATGGGAGCAGCTGTATCCGTCGGTTGACGTTCGACAAGAGCTCCGGTCTATGCTCGGATGGATTCGAGCCGATCCTAAGCACAGGAAGACGAAGAACGGCGTCAACCGGTTCATCAACGGCTGGCTATCCCGCAGGCAGGATCGCGGCGGCAGCAATGGCGGAGGCCGCAACAACAGCGGCAGAGGCGGGAATCACACGATGTTTTCAGACCTGATAGTGGAGGTGAACAAGTGACAATCAACGAAACGATCCAGATTCTTGACATCTGCAAGATTAACTGGCCGCAGAGTTTCGACAGGCGAACAGACGAAGAGATGCGGATGATGATCGAGCTTTGGGCTGAAATGTTCCGCAGCGATGACTTTGTGCTGGTGGCATCTGCCGTGAAGTCCATCATCGCCGCAGGGGAGCGGGAATTCGCACCGAACGTCGGCACGATCAAAGAGCAGATGCGCAAGCTCACCGCGAAAGATGACATGAGCGAAGCTGAAGCGTGGGCGCGGATTCGCAAGGCGATCTCCAACAGCGTCTATAACTCACAGTCAGAGTTCGACAAGCTGCCGAAGCTCTGCAAGGCGGTGGTAGGGACGCCCTCGCAGCTCAGGGAATGGGCTGTCATGGATTCAGAGGCCGTTCAAAGCGTCGTCGCCTCGAACGTGCAGCGGGCGTACAAGGTCATCCAGAAGCGCGAGCAGGAGAGCGCGAAAGTCCCGCCTGACATCAAGGCCAGGTTCGCAGAGAGTTTCGCGTTTCGGCTCGATGCGCCGGAGGATGAACCGAAAAAGGCGCTGCCGGAAGCCGCTGAAAGCCAGGCGGCTGAGGATGAAGGCCCGGCTCTGTCATCGCCTGTCCTTCGACTGAAAGCCCTTGCTGACGAGCTCAGGGGCGGAAAGAAGCCGTCTGAGCAGGAGCTCGCTGAGGCAGAGGCGAAAAAGAAAGCGGCCATGAAAGCTTTTGCTGACGGCATGGCTGCGAGAGAGGCGGCGGCAACTTGAGCATTAAGCTATCCGACCTGTCACCGAAATACCAGCAGCAGGCTGCGCAGAAGTTCTTAAAGGCGCGGGCACAATCAAAACACCGTCAGAATCGCACGAGAGAGCCGCAGGATCGCGTTGAAGGCAAGCGCAAGTACAGGAACACACCTGACTATAGAATCGTGGCAGACGGCACGAGGATTCGATTTGCCAGCAAGGCGGAAGCGGCTCGCTTCGACGAGCTGCTTGCCTGGCAAAAGGCTGGCGTCATCCGCAATCTCAAACTACAGCCTGAATTCACGCTGCAGGAGGCATTCACGACGATTGAGGGTGAACGGATCAAGGCGATCCGCTACCGCGCGGATTTCAGCTACGACATCAAAGACGGCGGCGATTGGCGATATGTCGTCGAGGATGTCAAGGGCAAGAAGACCGACGTGTACAGCATCAAGCGGAAGATGATGCAGGAGAAATTCGGCATCGCCGTCGTGGAGGTCTGAGCGATGCAGTTACTAAAGATCGCCGGGAACATCTGGAAAGCGAAACTGACAAAGCGTGAAGAAGACGCCATGAACCGCGAGATTCAGAACATGGTCGCTGAGTATGACCGCAAGAATCAGCGCGAGATCGACGCGATGGTCTTGATGATCCTGCACACGGAATTTGGCTGGGGCATGGTCAGGCTGAAACAGTTTCACCACAAGTTCATTCGGAAAATGGACGAGCTGTGCGCACGGTATGAGGCGCCGATCGAAGACCAAAAGTACATAGCGCTTGAATGGTGCAAAGAGTATGGGATCGACTTAGATGAATGGGGGCGCGAATACGACGATGAAATACAGCGTCGGGATGTCGGGGAAGGCGACGGAGACAGTCGAGGAACGGGCGATCAGGATCGCCGGTGAGGAGCTTGCCAAAGCGGGCGTGTGTCTCGGCAGGAAGCGTGATGACTGTGACTTCGACAAGTCACACGGGCGCTGCGCATGGTGCTTGTCCGGGCGTCTTCTGGAAAAGGCCTGCGAGCAGCTCGAGGCAGAGGAAAAACAGGGAGGCAACCGCTATGTTGGGGTTTACCAGGGACAGCTATGAAATCAATCCGTACACGGGTGAGAAGTACAAGGCGTGCTATTGCCCGAAATGCGGCGCTGAATGCACAAGGCTGTACCTCGACAAGTACGGTGAAGCATTCGGCTGTGAGCATTGCGTCAGCGACATCGACGCTTGGCTGTACGAGGACTGACAAAGGAGGAATAAACAGACGTGGGAATGAACAAAGTGATTATCATGGGGCGGCTCGTCCGCGATCCTGAGATCAAGACGGCGCAGAGCGGTACGACGTTCGCGAAATTCACGGTTGCCGTTGAACGCGAGGGGAAGATCCGTGCGGGCGCGGAGCGTGAGACGGATTTCGTTGACGTGACCGCTTTCAAGCACACGGCGGAGTTCGTCGGGAAATACTTCGGCAAGGGCGACATGATCGCCGTTGACGGGCGCTTGCAGTCGAACAAGTGGACGGACAAGGACGGCAACAGCAAAATCTCTTGGGGCGTAATCGCATCTAACGTCTACTTCTGCGGCGATGTAAAGACCGGCGAAGCAAAGCCTGTCAACGATGACATTGAGCGCATCCGCGAAAAAGCACGGGCTCGCTCGCAGGAGTACGCGCAGGCGCAGTACCGTGAGGTCATTGTTGACGACGAGGAAGGGCTTCCGTTCTGAGAGAGGAACGGTGAGAGCATGGCACTGAACAAAATTATAGTCTTTGGCACGCTTGCCCGCGATCCAGACATCCGCTTGACGCCCAACGGCATATCCGTTGCGAATTTCACTGTCTGCTGTCAGCGCGATTTCAAGGACTATCGAGGTCAGCGCGAGACGGACTTCTTCGATGTGACAGCTTGGCGCAATACCGCTGAATTTGTCGCGCGGTATTTCGGAAAGGGCGATGCGATCGCCGTGACAGGCAGAATGCAGTCAAGGCTTTGGACGGACAAAGAGGGCGTGCAAAGGAAGCAGTGGTACATCGAATGCGAGAACGCAAATTTCGCAGGAGGTGACCGCAGGCCCGGCAGCGCCCCGATGGCCGCAAAGCCGAGTTTCACTGAAGAGGAACAGGGTTGAACAGATCGGCGCTGCGATTGAGTGGCGCGGAAAAGCTACGACTGGGAATTGCATATCTCAGTTATGCGTGGGCATTGCGTAGATACGCAAAGCGTCGCAGCGGAACAGAAAAGCACGGAAGCGATCTGACACGGAACGGGACTGAGCAGAAGATCACGGCTGTGGCAGAGCGAGGAATGGCATCGCACGGGCGAGCCAAAGTGCGGCGCGGCTTTCTGTGCAACGGCTCCGACAAGAGCTGATCGCAAAGGCCCCGAGAAGAGCAGCCGGGAACAGAGAAGGATTGGATATGCGCGGCGAAGCGACGGTAATGCGAAGAAAAGAGGAGAAACGCGCCGGAATGGCGAAGAAAAGGTTCGCGACGAATTGGCGTAGCTGTGCGCGGACCAGGCCGGCATTGGAGAAGCACTGATGTGCTTTGGAGGAGCATCGCTTAGATAGGCGAGGACACCGACCGACGACAAGAGCGGACTGGAAAGCGAGGGAAATGAATCGAGTTGAAGCGCCTGGGAGAAGCGAAGAATTGCATTGATTTGGCACAGAAATGATGTGCATGGCAGAGGAGGGGCAGAGTTTGGCACAGAATGGTAGCGCAGCGGAACTGCTCAGCGCGGCACGGCATTGGCAAAGGACTGAAGATTCATGCACCGAAACGGCGAGGCCCCGAGCGGACGCATATTGCAATGGCTTAGTTACGAAATGAGACGATGGGCCATGAATTGGCGTAGCTCCGCTTAGTGCGGACAAGAACAATCACGAGTCAAAATTAAACCAAAAAGGAGACCTAAAACCATGAAAGCAATGAAAGTCAGAATCACATTCATCGAATCTGCGCTCGGCACGAGCCCGTCAAACGAGCAGATTTACCGCGACTTCATCGGCTCGAAAGCGCCGGACGCGAACAGTCTTGAGCAGGAGGTCGAGGCGCTGGGAGCTGATGCGGTCGCAGAGAAGGGCATGACGGTGTTCCCCCGCACGGAAGACGGCAAGCCCATGTTCTGGGACTACCAGGTGCGCGGCTTCTTCAAGGATTCGTGCGCCGCTCTGCAGCGCGCAAGCAAGGGTGGGCCGAGTCCCGAGGGCAAGGAGAGCAGCAAGCTCAAAGCCTACAAGAAGGAGATCGACGGTCTGATCTTTGTGCAGCCGCGCAAAATCCCGATCATCTTCGACGGGGACATGACCGTCTGCGAGCGTCCGCTCCGGGCGTCGACCCCGCAGGGCGAGCGTGTGGCGCTGGCGTCGAGCGAGGAGATCCCCGCCGGCAGCACGATCACTTTCAAGGTGCTCGCGCTGAGAGCGGAGCTTCTTGAGGCCGTGCGCGAGTGGTTGGAATACGGACTCTTGCGCGGTCTGAGCCAGTGGCGCAACAGCGGCAAGGGGCGTTTCGTGTGGGAGGAGCTGGACAAGGACGGCAACGTTATTGGCGGCAATTACGATATGAAGGACTTTTGGGACGAGGCCGTTTAAATTGTCAAGATTTGAGACAGAAACGGAGTCGACTTGACGGGCGTCGAAATGGCAAAGCATATATGAGAACCTCAATGCAACGGCATCGCCCCGAAGCACATAGATCGGCGTTGGAATTGATTTGAGAAGCGATGCAACAGACAAGAACAGCGAATAAACGCAGCGGAAGTAGCAAAGCAGGGCCGGGCGCAGTCTTGAGAGGGATAAGCAAGACGCAGAGGCGCTTCGAACAGAAACGCGCCGGATTAGCCAGGAAGAGACAGGCCGGGAGAGGGATCTGAGGAGAAACGCAGCGATATGGAATGGCGACGAGGCGATTCGACCGCGCTGCAACGGTATTACATGGATAAGCCGAGATTCGCTGAGGCGCAGCGTTGAATTAAGGCGACTTGCAGGGCAAAGGCTTTGAACAGCAACGCATTGGCAAAGCAAGGTTCCGCGGTGCTGTGGATAAGCAGGAATTCGCTTGGCGTCGGAGTAGCTTCGCAGGGCGATGGATGGCTTCGCTCTGGCATGGCGAAGGCAAGAGACGGATGTGAACAGAGCATCCACGCGTCGGAATAGGCTCGCAGAAAAATGAAACGGCAAAGGTCAGCATCGGAAGGCCACGGAAAAGCTCTGACATGAGCTGAATCGGAGAGGCTGGGACAGGTGCAGAATGGCAGCGGCGCTGCTCGGATGCGCTCCGTATGCGATGGAAAATATAATCTGGTTGACCCGAAGAGCGTGTCGTTTCTCTCCTTCCAGCACGTTCGACACGGCAAAGTGGAAACGATACCTCGCCGCATTGCCGTAGGGTGGGGGCGACTTTATCGGGGTGGGCGGTCGCCGGACTACAAGGAGAGACAAAGAAAGGAGATACAAATGCGACAAAGACAAGGCTGTGCAATGACAATGGCGCTGTTGGTCGGGTGCGCACTGATCTGGTTCCTCGTGGCCTACGGCGTTTTCAAGCTCGGCTCGATGGCGATCGAGGCGATGATACCGGATGCGGACGCGGTGGAGGTCACGGCACCTACAACTGAACCCACAACAGTTGTAGGAGAAGTTTCAAAAGTGGATGGAAAAATTGTAGGAGAGCCTGCAAAAGTGGAAGCAGAAGTTGTAGGAGCAGTCACAATCCCGGCAGAGCCGACGCCTGAGCTGCCACGCCCGACGATTGGAGAGGTAGACGCTGAGGCGGAAGAAAACCGCCTGATTGAAGAGGCTTTACTTGCGCGGGCGCACAAGATCGAGGACTGCTTGATAACGTATTATTGTTGTGAAAAGTACCCGCACATCTGCGGCACAGGAAACGGCATCACGGCGCTTGGAAACGAAGTCTTGGCGGGCGTGAGCTGTGCAGTGCCGCCGGGAATCCCGCTCGGTAGTACGATCATGATCGACTGGGGCGACGGAAATATCGAGTACAGACGCGCTGATGACAGGGGCGACGCGGTGCGGGGCGATCACATTGATTTGGCAGTGCCGACGCACGACGAGGCGCTGGAACTGGGCGTTGATTACGCTACCGTCTATTGGTGCGAGGAATAAATTATGAGACTGCAAGATCTGACAAAAGCGGAACTGATCGCGATTATCCGCAAGCTTGAAAAGAACAGTCTTTGCAAAAGACATGTTGTGGCAGCTCTAAATGACGTGCAGAGGAAATCCGAGTATGCGGCGATAGAAGAGAGCGAGAAAGCGAAAAGAGAGTATCTTGCAATTCTCGGGGAGTATTACGAGCTTATGAGGCCGTACAATGGCGGTAAAATCACTGATATACCGACCGAGAAGATAAGCGAGATGTCGGATTGTTTCAAACGGCTACATGAAGCAGAAAAGAAGATGCACGACGCGGATGCGCGATACAACAAGCTCGCAGGGATTTAAGGAGAGACAGCAATGCCAAAGAAGATTGACTACATCATCAGCCCGTGCCCGTTCTGCGGATCGGTGAAAGCCCCGACCGTGACGACGGCGCAGGAGAGCGAGCAGTGTGTGCATTTCGAGAGCGCGTCCTGCAAGTGCTTTGAGCTGGACGCGGAATGCGAGATCGCGCACGTCGTCTGCGACATGACCAAAGGCGGGTGCGGCGCGTCGAGCGGCTACTGCCTGAGCAAGGGCGAGGCGGTCAGCAAGTGGAATGCGCGGCCTGAGCCGTCTGAGCAGAAGAAGCGCAGCAGACAGAAGAAAGCGGAAAGCGGGGCGTGCGAATGAAATTCGGGGAATTAACGGCGCTGTTAAGCCGGAATGATCGGTGTGTTCGGGTCCAATTCGAGGGCGACATCACCTACAGCACGATCGCCACGTATGGCAGATTTGCGAGCCAACTGAATGACTTCGAAATCACCGAGATATCAATCGTGAAAGAGACGATCTTCTTAAAGTTGAAGGAGGCGGGCGCATGAAAGCGAAAGTTGAAAAACTGGTGCGCGAGCCGTGCGAGATTGAGATTACAGGGGCGACGCTGCTGACGGTCGATGAAGCGGAACAGCTTTTAACAGAAAAAGATCGTGCACGTGGATCATGGTGGTGGCTTCGGTCGCCCGGCCATCTTTGGAATAACGCTGCGAATGTCCTACAGAACGGTCACATCTACAAATATGGCCTCTATATACTCCTCGACAGTGGTGGAGTGCGCCCCGCTTTAAAAATCGAAAATCTTGAATGTTCAAATCTGGAAATTGGGGACAAATTCTGTTTTGGAAATGAATATTTCAAAGTCATTTCAGCTAACCTTGCGCTTTGCAATTCAATCGTCGGTTATACGCGATTTGACGAAAAAAGCAATGACTACGCGCATAGTGAGATTAAGGCATATGTCGATCACTGGTTTGACAAAATGATGAACCGGGGGGCGGACGCATGATGTATCGGGAGCGAGCCGCGAAGCATTGCCCGTTCTGCGGCGGGCATACGATCTGCGTTGAATGCAAAGATGATGTTTGGGTGGTGCCGACGCAAGGCACGGCTTACAACATCGGATGCGCAGATTGCGGGTGCTGGTACGATTTTGTGTTCCCGACCGCAGGAGCGGCGATCGAGGCATGGAATCTGCGTGCAGATGTTAGCAATCCTGACCTTTACGCGGCTGGCTGGAATGATGCAATGGCAAAGGTCAGCCGTTATACCGGGCATCAGGCAATCAGGGAAAGCGAGGCGGGCGCATGAGCCGTTTTGAAAAGATCAGAAATACGAAGTACAAGGGCGTGGCAGAAGCATTTGTAAAACCTTGTCCGTTCTGCGGGGCGCGTCTCAGATGGAATGACAATAAGTACAAAAATAGCAATGGCCATGAAGTGCATGAGATGTACTTCTCCCATGATCGTGGGGGCGGCTGCATCTTTGGTGAGCTTGAGTTCCCGCTTGGCATATTCCATCTTGGCGCGGGCGACGCAAGGCCGGAAAAGGGCTACTGGGGGGAATATGCCGAGTTATGGAACCGGAGGGCTGACGCATGAGCTACAGCAGAAACGACGAGCTGATTTTCATCGCGGCGGAACGCTATGCGATGGGGCGTAGGAATTACATTGTTTCGACGGTGGCGAATTACATCCGGGCGCGTGTGCCGGAGCTGTCTGATTGGTGCTTGGGGATTCTGGTACAGGATTACACTGAAAGGCTCAAAGAGTCAGAGCGATCTCGCGGCATTTGTGGGTTCGGCGATGACTGCGACAAGCGAGAGTGGGACGCGCTTTATTTGGCGATAAACGCGGAGCAGGACAGGAGGACAAATGAGACTTTGCACAAACTTTGTCAACAGGCCGATGAACGAAGAGGCAATGAAAGCGATGCTTGCGGCAAGCCTCGAGGAAAAGGTCTGGACGAGCTTATCGAAGATAGACGAATGGGATCAGGCGACAAAGGGAAATTGGATTCTTAGTTTCAGCGGCGGCAAAGACAGCACAGTGCTTGCGTATCTGTGCGCAAAGTATTTGCGGAGTTTCATTATTCAGCCGCATCCGCTTCACCTTGTTTTCGCCGACACGGGATTGGAATACCCGGAGATACGACGGTTCGCAATGGCTTTCCCTGATTACTTGCGCAAGCACTTTCCCGGCCTCGAGGTTGATTTTCAGCGCGTCAGACCTAAAGAGCGGTTTGATCGTGTTATCAGCAAGTATGGCTATCCTCTGATTGGCAAAGAGGTCGCGGAAGCGATCTATGCGGCGCGGAAAATCCGTTCACAGAACGTTAATGTAGAGAGAGAGAGAGAGAGAGAGAGCCGGACAAGTGGAGCGCCCGAAAGCGGGCAGAGCTGCACTGGGAGCGTCCATCAAGCGCAGATTGGAAAGGAGAATCCTGCGATCACGGGAAATTTTACAAGGGAAATGAGAGGGGGGGGGTACGCTCATATCTACAAGCGGAGCGAGGAATCGGCGTACGATCCTGCAAGGCCGATGGTGCGCAGGAGAACAGAACTGCGGGGGGGGGTGCACTACAGACCTTCAAAGAGACGGTCAGAAAGCGAGTGGAGATACTCGGGCAACGCCGGAACCACAGACGAGTCGGGGTAGCGGCAAATGGACAGACTACCCGCGAAGATGCTTGCAGCCAAACGCAGATGACCCGCGAGATAAAGATTGTTTCTTTAGAAAGCAAACAGACTGGCACAACTGGCGAAGGGGGTGTCTTTAGCAATCCGAAAGAACAGTTCGGCGAGAAGTCCATGTTTAACAAAGACCGCTGGCTCCCGCTGTGCCGTGACTTGCCAGCGCTGATTTCACATCTGTGCTGTTCAAAGACGAAGAAAGAGCCAATTCATTGTCTCCAGAGCCGTTTGAAGCTCTATCCCATGACAGCGACGATGGCAGAAGAAAGCCGCGTCAGAAAGCAAGCGTGGGCGCGCACAGGGTGCAATGCCTTTGAGGGCAAAAAGCCCATGAGCAAGCCTATGAGCTTTTGGACGGAGCAGGACGTGCTCGCATACATCATTCGAGAGGGAATTCCGATCGCGCCTGTTTATGGCGACGTGGTGGCTGTAGACCCGGACGGGTGCGAGTATTCCCCGCTTGTGTGCGATGGGTGCAAACTCATAACGACGGGAGCGGAACGGACAGGCTGCTGCTTCTGTGCGTTCGGCGCGCATCTGGAAAAGGGTGAGACGCGGTTCGAGCGGCTGGCTCGGACGCATCCGATACAGTACAAGTTCGCGATCGGCGGCGGGCAATGGGCGGATAATCCGCATTATGATCCGACCGCGCCAAAGATGGACGGCGATTGGTATAACTGGAATCCAAAGCAGATTTGGGTTCCATCGAAGACCGGGCTTGGGCTTGGCAAAGTCTTTGAAATGGCAAACGAGATTTACGGAAAGAAACTATACAGGTGGTGAGACGATGGCAACAATATTTGACCAAATGGAAAACGACGCTGCGAAGGAAAACGCGCTCAAAATGTTGAAGGACGATGGGTCACGGCTATTCGATCTTGGATACAAGGAAGCAAAATTGCAAGCGGAGGAAGAGCAGAAAGCGCGCGGGGAAACGACTACTTGGGACGAAGCCTCTGAGGGTGACAAACGAAAGTATAAAGAGGACTTCCACTGCACTGACGAATTGGCTTATTGGTGTAGAAAGTGCCAAAAACCACTATCAGGGTATTGGGCAACAGTTCAGTGGTGGAACTTCTGCCCTTGGTGCGGCAGGAAGCTTATTAGGGAGGTACAGAATGGCTGACAAGAAAAAGATCACGTTGCAGGAATTGTACGATCTGTTAGACGAAGAAGATGTGATGACTAAGCGCGTGACGATTTTCTTTGCGACAGACGGTACGAATGAAGAGGATTCAAACGAGGTTTGGCTTAGTGGAGAGATCGGTCGTGCGTTCGCAGACTGGATTGTAACAGTCATCGGTTATGCAAAAGGAGGGCTTGAAATCATCATTGACAAACCGGAGGAAAAGAGCAATGTCTGAGATTAAGCGCTACACGTCCCGCTCACACTGGCCGGATGGCCACTGGTGCATCGCATTGGCGCAGTTTTTAGGCAAGGACATGCGCTTGCCTACATCCGGTCAGTGGGTGCCGCAGGAGGTAATCGACAAGCTGGCACGGCTGGAGGATCTGGAGGAGGCAGAGAACGGTGACGGTGCGATCAATCACACTGACCGAGGCAAATCGCTTTGTAATTGAGCATCACCGGCATCACGGCGCATGTGTCGGTTGCAAGTTCTGTCTCGGTGCGTTTGGCGCTGACGGGATCATGCACGGCGTTTCAATCGTAGGAAGGCCGGTCTCTCGATTCCTGGATGATGGAAAGACGGCAGAGGTCAACCGCCTTTGTTCGGACGGGACGCGGAACGTGTGTTCGTTCCTCTACGCTGCATCAGCGCGTCACGCTCAAAGCGCTGGATATAGCAAGATCATCACCTACATCCTCGAAAGCGAGAGCGGCGCAAGCCTGAAAGCTGCAGGATGGGAGCTTGAAAAGGAACACTGCGGGAAACCGCAATGGAATGCAGAACGCTATGCAGACAGGCCGAAGCAGATGACACTGTTTCCAAAAAAGAAACCACCAGCAGAGTTTAAGAAACGGTGGGCGAAGGAGCTTTAAATCACAGCAAAGAAGGTCACAACATGGGCAAAAACTCTCACAAGTATTCGGTTCTTTCGTTCGAGGAACCGGAAGAAAAGCCCTACAAGGGCGCAAACCTGAGCTGGTGTGCAGCTCGAAAGTGCATCTATCTCTCCGGGCCAGTTGGCAAGGGCGCGAACAGCGCGGGGCAGAAAACGTGTGATTACATCCTCAGAACCGGGCATCCGCGTCCGTGCCCCGCCGGAGCCGGCTGCACGGCCTGCAAACCGGCGCGGCAGAGCTACCAGAAGCCGCGCGACAATGCGTACTGATTCAACGGGAGGCGATACCGGTCTATGGTTTTCGTAGCAATGGGAAGCGACTGCAAGATGCGCGTCGTGGATGCTCCACCGTTCGCGTGGATGGAGTTTCCGAAGCCGCCTCGCGACGGCGTGAAGATCCTGCATCTGGATGACCTTTCGATCCACAAAGCCTATGGGAGAGTTTGACTATTCGAACCTCGCGGAGAACAGGGCAAAGGCGCGGCGCTACCGCTGGACAGCAGCGGCAAAGGCGCGCGTGACGCACGAGAAATACGGCAGCGTCATTGTCCCGCACAGATCGAATTATACGGCGATCGAGAACGCTGCGGAGTTTTGGCGCTGCCCTGTATGGGAGATCATCAGCAGCGCGCGCGTCGAGCGCGTGGATGACACAGAAGGCCCGGTCAGGAGACCGAAAGAGTTTTACAGGCAGAAAGAGAAGGAGGAATCGGATTGAGTCAGTTTGAAACAGTGGCAGTCCCGGCGATCGGCACACCGATCTATTGGTTCGACGGCGACGGGATGACGCGCAAGGCAGAGCTCGCGCGCGTCGAGCTGTCAGCTACCGGCATCATCTTCACCGATGACAGCGGCGCGTCGTTCACGGGCGCTCAGGCGGCAATCGGCAAAGACGTGTCGTTTGAGCCGCCTGAATATGTGTGGTGATTGCCGATGCCGTGGACGGACAAGGAATACGACAAGAAGTATCACCGTGAATACATGCGCGATCTCCGTGCTTGGTGGAAATCAACAGGGAAGTGTACGTCGTGCGGAAAGCAGGACGCGTACACGATGACGGGCCGGGCATACTGCGAGCCTTGCTTGGAGCGAAAGAGGATCAGGGAGAGTGCCAAAGGCGCGAGAGACCTGACAAGGCAGAACGCTTCGGCAAAGGCAAGACGCGAAAAGCGCCGGGAGGCCGGACTCTGCACGAGCTGCGGACGCGATCTGCCGAAAGAGGCGGGATATGAGTTCGTGATGTGCCCTTCCTGCCGTACCAAAGACAGGCTAAAGGCGATCAGGAAGTACAGAGCGCAAGGCAGAATCCCAAAGGGCGAGTTTGTTGAGCGCGGGCTATGCGCGCTGTGCGGGAAGAATAAACCTGCAGACATCCAGCTTGCGTTCATAGACAGAAAGACCGTCCTATGCGAATCGTGCTATGCGAATACTTGTGCCGCGCTCCGCAAAGGCCGGGAAGTGTTCGCGGAAATGCACGGGCAGTCATGGGGACAGATGGAGTTTGAGTATTACGAGCGGCTGAGAGAGGGAAAGAAAACCGGTGAGCAAAAAGCAAACGAAAGAGCGGGTAGCTAAATTCGGGGAAGTATTCACGCCTCCGCATATCGTCGCGCAGATGTGTGACATGCTGGAGGCGGAAAGCACCGGATGCTTTGAGCCGCAGAAAACGTTTCTCGAACCGTCCTGCGGCGATGGGGCATTCGTCTTGGAAATACTCAGACGCAAGTTCGACCGCTGCAGAAAGCGCTCAGAATTCGCTCAGGCGCTTGATTCCGTTTACGGCATGGAGATACAAGCCGACAACGTGGAGGACTGTATAGCGAACGTCACGGCGCTCTGTGAGCGATATTTCAAGCCGACCAAAGCGGAGCTTGAAACCATCAACGACCACATCATCCAGTGCGACGGACTCAAGGTTATGAAACTGCTTGCAAGATGGAAAGAAGGTGATTGACCGTTGGAAAACAACAGCACGATCAAGAATCCGGTCAAGGCGATCCGCGCGAAATGCATTAGCTGCATGTGCGGAAGCGCAAAGGAAGTGACGCTCTGCGGCGCTCAGAAATGCCCGCTTTTCCCGTTCCGTTTCGGTAAGAATCCGTACCGCTCCCAGCGGACTTACACGGCAGAGCAGAAGGCGGCAATGGCAGAACGGATGCGCCTTGCGCGGGAGAAAATCAAACGCGAAAGTGAAAAGAAAGACTGATTGGCAGTCAGGGCAGAAACGAAAGCAGAAGCGGACATATAAGTTGTTGGATGAACTTCTGCTTTCATTTTTGCATGACAGGCAATCAGCGCAGAACGACAGAAAGAGGGGATTGTGTGATTATCAGCAGGAAAAGAATGGATGAAGAAGTAAACAAGCGTGTAAAAGAAGAGCTTGAGCAGGAGTATCAGTCCAGAAAGCTTTATGAGCTGCAGAAAGAGATCGACGAACTGCGGGGCCAGATGGAGACGATCCGGGCAGAACACGCTCAGGAGGTCGCCCGCCTTCAGGAGCTCGGCGAACAGATCACCGACTCCGTCGGCGGTATGATCGACGCTATCGGCGCGCTGGAGGCGGCACACACATGCGACGGTAGCGACGGTGACGACGTGCTCGTGTGGACAGAAAGCGCAAAGAAAGAGTGAGCAGTCGCTATGTTCGGATACATAAAACGTCTCAAGTCTCAGCTTGTCGATGACATACGCGCGGCGGCTCTGCAAGACAGCTATACCGCAGAAATGGGCGTTCAGTATCTCGCAAACGTCGTGGACAGACAGAACAAGATGATTGAAGAGCTTTCAGAAAGAGTCAACCGGCTCGAACACGGAGGTGATTACCATGAGCGGCAGAAGGAATGATTCGGCGCTCGCAGAACAGCGCGGCGGCGAAGTGCAGAAGACGCGCGTGCTTGCGTCCCCGTCCGACATTGCGGGCTATGTCAAGCAGTCAATGCAGTACATCAAGGCCCGCCCGCCTGCATCCGATGCTGATTGCGCGCGGCGTCTCGAGAACTATTTCTCGCAGTGCGCAGAACAGGGGCAGATGCCGACGGTCGAGGATATGGCCCTTGCCCTCGGAGTCACGCCTCAAACGGTCAAGCTTTGGGAGAAGGACAGTCTCGGCATGGTGCGCGGCGAAATGATACGGCGCGCGAAGGCGCTTATCGCCGGCGTCGATGCGAAGATGGTGCAGGCCGGGCAACTGCCCGTTGTCTCCTACATCTTCCGGGCAAAGAATTTCTACGGGATGCGCGATCAAACCGATCTTGCCATTGCGCCCGCGTCCGCGCTCGGTGCGGAGCTGTCAGAAGATGAGCTGCGCAAGAGGATCGCAGAAGATGCGGATGACGGCTTTTCTGACGACCTCGAGCCGGTCGCAGAAAGCACGGCAGAACGTGCAGACGATTGACAGACGGATGACGGTCAGATGACGGTCAGATGACCGCAGAAAGAGCATAGAAAGACCCGGAGCGGCTTATCACCGTTCCGGGTCTCTCATTATGCGCGGGCTGTTACCGCAGCTCATAGCCGGAGATCTCGACGTCTCCGTCCTCGTTCGGCTTGCCGTAGACGGGGAACAGGTCGCGCCCGTCGGCGTCATAGCATTCGCCGTTCCAATAGCTCGCGCCGAAGGCTTCAAACCACGCGCCCAAAGTATCGACGTCGATCTGCTGCGCGCCCGGCGCTGTAGACGCTGCGAGAAGTTCCTTGTAGCTGTACCGGTTGAATTTGTTGGTGTTCATGGTTTTACCTCCTGTCAAAGACAAACGGTTTTCAACGCCTTCGACATCACAAACCCGTTTTCCCTGCAAGCCGCTTGCAGAGCCAGAATCTCATACGGCTTCCCGCAGGAAAAACCAATTGTTCCGGCATTCGTGATCGTCACGAAATGCACGTCCGGAATGAAGCCAAGCCTTTTACACACTTCCTTATAGGTCAGCTTCGTCTTGCTGCCGTCTGTTTTCCTGATAACACGCATGGTATCCATCTCGTCGATTTTCATGGTAATGCGCTCCTTTCAGTGTCAGTCTCTGCCATACCATTTGCCATCGAATTTCGTGCACTCCGGCCGCCGCGCAGGGATCGGCATATATCCGTCGTCGGTCTTCTCAACGTCCTCGATCCTGTAAATCTCGGGATCGTAGACTTTCGACCAGATCAGATTGCCGTAATAGGCATCAATGTTTCTCGTTGCCAGGAGTTTTGCCGCGTGAAGTGTCTCGGTGCATCCCAAAAAGGTCTGCTTATGCGGCCCGACAAATACCGCGTAGTTGTACTGGTTGAATTTTTTGCTTTTCATGGTTTTATCTCCTCTCAAAAATGTGTGTCCGTAGGTTTAAACTATCGCAGAAAGCGGATTGTGTCAAGTCCAGAAAGCTATGATCGAGTCAATATCGGCGTCCGGGATCATCGGCACGTTATACAGGGCCTCGCCCTCCGGCGCCATGAAATACCCCTGTCCGTATCGGGGCAGCAGCTCCAGGCCGCGCCGGCCGATAATGTTCCGGCTGTCCTGCGCTGACCGTGTACGCAAGCC